AAAACATCTTCTAATTTTTCGTATTCTTGTCCATATTCAACTCTTTCAACTTGTCCTGTACCTTCTAGATATAGTGTTGCTTTTGCTCCACCCAATTGGGGTAAACTTGCTAATCTTTCCCAAACTTCTGTGTTAGTTACAGCCGTTCCTGCATTAGCCTGATCCTTTGCTCTAAAGAAATTAAATCCTGATTTTACAATAGCACCACCCGGATAATTTGTTGTATTACTATAAGTTGTAAAGTCAGCAGGTTCTCCGCCAACTTCAATTTGTGTTCTTGGTCCTTCTTTTAAACTAGGCTCTATATCAAAATGTTTTTTAATTGAATTAAATCCAAATACTTTATATTTTGCATCATCAGTAAGTTCAACTAATACACCTGTGTAATCGTTAGTTGTTGAGTAAGGTCCTACATGAACATCTACTTGTAAATCTTCTTGTGGTAAAATTAAACTAGAACTATTACCAGTTGTAGTGTAGTTGTCTAAGAACACAGTCATTGTGTCTTTGTCTACATAACCTGCTAGTTTACTTCCTAGTTTACTTGTGACTGTTGCAAATGGTATTGCAAAGTCCTTGTTTGTATCAAGTCCTTGGAATCTCATATACGAGTCTATAAATTGTGTATATCCAGTACTTGCATTAAATTGTTCCTCTGTATTTTTACTGCCGTGAACTACTGTATTTTTAATTTTAAATCTTCTATAATTGACATTTTCCAATAGTTGGTTGGTGTTCGCAGAACCACGAACTATTTTTTGTGGCTCTGCAAACACACTGGCAAACTTACCAGGCTTGGTAAGATATAATGCTGAAGCAACCGCAAATGGGAAGCCTTCAGAAATTTTCCATGAATTTTCAACTGGTGCACCATCACCAAATTTCCATGTTTGATTTGTTAAACTTGTATCTGCACTATATGTAATTGTTTCTGTACTTGCTAACGTGTATGTTGCAGTACCACTATCTAGTGCGTTAGCGGAACTATACAAAGTGTATGTTCCGTCATCATATGTTCCCATGCCATGATTATTAAACTGATTAGGCATGTAGAATGTAACACCCGGATGTTCTTTAAACGAATGTACATGATAACCGTTTGTTGTAGATGCTCTTAGTGCCGAGTCTACAGTTAAGTATAATGGATAAAAATATCCTTCAACACCGTTAGCCCTACCGCCAGCATTATCTGTGCCGTATGCCGCAAACGGTCCTTCTGTTTGTAATGTTCCTGCAAACTTGCCACCTACTGTGTATGGATACGCAGGACTTCCATTTGCATCTACTGTGGCTACATAATAATATGTACCACTTGGATATTCTGGAGTAATACCAAAACGTCCATTAAATTCATCTAAGTCGGCTCCTGTGCTACTGTATTCGTAGTCTTCTATAAACTCGCCTGTAGGAGTTCCACCAACTGTTGTTCTTGCTGTTGTTTTTAAATTATAACCACTTACTAATCTTTTTATATCAGTTGACGTGTTAAGTCTGTCGGTATATGAATAAGGACCATATATTGGATAACCATCAAATGCCCAACCCACAATAGGTGAGTGGCTGTCTGTTGCCCATGAACTTAATCCAACTGTTTGCGGACCAGGTTGTACATAACCATAAACATTATTACTGTCAGGATATCCTCCAGCACTATCTCTATCAACATCATTCCTGTACATGCTGTTATAGTTAAATGAAGTTGATTGACTATGTTGTGCACCTGTGTTACTATTAAATATCATAGCACCATTAACTGCTATACCTACTGCAACGTTTCCAGTTGTTGTAGCACTTCCGTATGATGTGCTATTATTTGTTCCTGCTACAGACACAATGTTGTAACTGTTAATTTTATCTAGGTCAATGTATGCAGTATTATTTGTACTAGGGAAAGTTCCTACGGTATGATTAACACCATTTGTAGTAGTAACAACAATGTTGCTACCAATCTCTTTTACACTTAATCCATCTACTGTTGTTAAGAATGTTGTTGCATTTGCAGTTGCAGTTCCTGATGTTGTTTCAACAAAGTCTATAGTTTTTGTTGTAGCAACTGTACTGATGATGTTTGCTGGAGCAACCAAATTACCACTAGCATCAACCGGTATCTCATATTTTAATCCAATTCTTCTATATGGGTTATTAGTTCTATATTTGTTATTGGTAATGTTTTCTCTAGCACCACCTCTAATTTTACCTTCTTCTAAATCTTTCCAAAGTTTTCTATTACCACTAGTATAATCTGTAGCATACTCTGTTTCCCACCATGTTGGCTTTTTAATAAAGCCTAACATTTCCCATGGATGGGTATGTGGTCGTTCTGTATCGTAACAGGCTTCAAATATCCCTCTCCAGTATCCAGGTTTTACTGTGCCACTGTTGTAGTTCCAAGTGAAGTAATCACTTGCATCATAAAATTCATTTTTAACAAAGTCAACACCGTTTCTAGAAACATATTGATTAAAGTCATTTCTAATTAAGTTATAAAAACTTTCTCTGTCTATACCTGTAGTTCTAAATCTACCTGGTCTAATTGAATGTATGTTTAAGTCGGAATAACTGTCGTTATCTCTATATGTTTGTAAGGTGTTGTTATAAACTCTTCGTTCAAATTCTAATAAAATATTATCTGTTATATCATTGTCAGCAACTGTTCTACTTCCATCGTGTCCAACAATAACATTCATTGGTGTAACAAAACTGGTATCACTTATAATCTCTGGTTTATACAATGGTGTAATACCCATTGCACTAGGAGTTGGAGGAGTTTGTGTACTTTCTCTATTAAGGTCAAACAGTCTAACTTTAATGATATTACCTAGTGTTAAATTATATGACGATGTAAATTCTAATGTAACAACACCATTAAGACTGTTAATAGTATAATCTTCATCTATTAATAGCATTGTGTCGTTATTGTTTAGTTGGTCATATATGTAAATCGAATTTTGTATATTATCACAGTCTAGATAATTTGTTAATGTATATTTTTTAGTTGCTACATTATTAATTGTAATTCTTTCTTCGTTATATTTGTCACCAAATGCTAACATATAACTGTAATCAAAAACTAACTTACCCGGATTAAATGCTATTACATTCTGCAATACAAATTCTAATACTTCACTATTTGTCATAGTTGATGTATCATTGTTGTCGATGTATCGTCTTATTTCTGATTTTAATCTTGCTTTGTATTTTACATATTCATTTGCATTGAAATTTATAGCATCTAAAATATTAAATTTATCGTTGCTTACTAACCATGAAGCCATTTGCAAATCTTCATCTGTTTGTACAACTCTGTCTGCAAATGTTTGATCCTTAACTAAACTATCAAAGTTATTTGTTCCTAGAGGATCACCTGTAAATAATTCTTGATTTTTTATATAGTTTCTAAAATGTTCTAAGTACTCTGGTTGTGATATTGTTTTAATATCGGCATTGTCAAAGTTACTTGTCCAACTCATTGGGACATCGAAATCACCAAATCTATCTTTAGCATTAATTTTTCCAGTAGTTGTTTCGGTTTCAATGTCTATTACGTCATTTACATTTAGATTGAATGTACCAAATGTAATTGCTGTTTGTACACTTTCAAAACTAAAAGTTTTATCTCGTTTGTTATTAATGTAAACTCTTATACTGTTTTCATTGTCTGTAGGCTTTGCACTTATTTTCCAAAGTTTAATTTCTTCGTCAACGTCTTTTTGACTTACAATATATTGGTCTTTAATTTTTTGACTTGTTTGTTTTGTATGACTTTTCCAAGTTGTATCGTAAACAACATCATTGTTTGGCAAAGTTTTCTTATAATAAACATATCCTTTAACAAACGAATCCTGTGTAGCACCAAAGGCTTTATATGATATTAAATCATCATCTAAGTTATTTGTAAATACAATTTCACTAAAGTTATTAAAGTTTTTATATGTTAAAGCAAAACCCAACACTGAGTCGTTTGTTGCTCCTATTGTTGAGTCTTCTTTATAAGAAAATATTTTATTACCTGTAAATATGCTGTTCGGATATACCGCTTCATTGTTTAATGATTTTTTATTAACATCATATGTATTAAATAATATTGGAGTATTTACTTTTGTTTTCTTTTGTCCTTCATTCCAATCAGTACCATTCCAAAAGTATTCTATACCTTGTTTGTTTGAACCAAATTTAATACTAACAACGTCACCTGTTGTTGCTGTATAAGGTACAAAGTTGTTATCTCCGTCAACTGCTCCTGCAGGATTTGTACTTGCTGGTGTTCTCTTTAAGAAAACTCTTTCATCAAAACTTAATACTGTTCCAGCAGTTATTGTACTTGCACTATTTAATACTAATGCTGTACCATTTATACTTGCTACAGTAATATTGTTTAAACTGTTCCCTGGTTCTGTAACCATTGCACCAACTTTTATATCATCATTACTTGCTGTAAGTGTTACGTTCACTGAACTGCTTACATTAGTACTTACTGTTGCTGTAGTGCTACTAGATATTTGGTAAATATGCTGACTAACATTAGTAGGCTCTAAAGGAAAAATTAATTTATTACCTGCTCTTAATGTTACAGAATCTATTACACTATTAGTTGGTCTTCCTTCTACGTCTGCTTTAAGTGTATCGTATGATGAAATTTCTACAGCACTAACACCGTTTTCACCAAAGTTAAAAAGTTCTATGTCTCTTTCAAATTCTAAAATAGGTCTAACAGCACGATTGGCTTTTGGTGGTAATTGGTCACCTGCATCTATAAAGTTTTGCCTATGATACCAAAAATTAATTCTACTCCAAACGTTGTTGTCCTTAGCACCACGTTCCATCATAATATAGTCTGGTACTGTTTGTGTATTATCACTATCAAATGGTTGAGTATCAAAAGATCCTGCACCACCTACTACATATTGTAACGATGTTCCAATTGGAGATACATATCCACTCCACAACTCTAATCCTGAATCAGGATCTACTTGAGTCATACTAACATATCCTACTGCTGGTGTTCTGCCACCCGGAGCATATTTGTCACCATAGTGTAAAACGTATCCAGAATAGTCTGTAAATTTATTAGAGTCAGTGATAAGAGTTCCGTCTGCATCGTCTAAACCAATTAGTCCGCCACTTAACATGTTAGTACCAGCAGTACTTACTAAAGTATCGGTATTAGTAATTAACGTATTATCAAACGGTATATTAAGTTCTGTTGCAAATGTTGTTGCAAAGTTTTGTTCTCTGTTGAATAGTAAAATACTATCGCCTACACCTTCTACAATCCAACGTTGGTCATCTTGATATGAAACAGGTATTGTATAGTTTCCTGTAAAGGAAACAATCATACCATTTTTAAATACTGTTCCGTCAGGTGCAGTATAACTTTTCTTACCTATAATATCTTTTTCAATATTAATAGGAGTAGTTGCTGTACCTGTAATTGTTTTTGGCGTAGGGCCTGTTGGACTCCAAAAATATTCTTGATAGTTAATAAATTTATCAACATTTATTGGGGGTAAAAAACTATAAAAATTTGTATCGAATAAAATGTTTTGTTTATCAGTATCAGCACCGTAACTTTTTAATATGTTTGTAAAGTCACTATAGAATACATTGTTTTCACTTCTACCTGTTATAGTATCTACTGAACTTACAACTGGTTCAAAACTATAAAAGTTTCTTCCGCTTGTTGGTTGACTAACGTACCTGTCGGTGGGTTCAAATTGTTCAAACTCTTTTCTACCCACATAACCGGAAACTTGTTCAACATTTGCTTTGCTGAACAACTGTTCAACGGTGCTTTCGAAAAAGTTCTTTACAGCCGTTGTTTGCTGATTACTAGGTAGTTTTTTGTATTGCTTGTCAGCCATATTGGTTAGTACCCACTTCCGCCGCCACCGCCACCTTCGCCGTCAGAAGTACTACTACTTGATGTTGATTGTGCAGAAGAACCTACACTATCATTTGTTGCAGTTGTACCTGTATAAGTTGTAGTTGTGGCTTGATTTGTTACATAGTTTCCTTTATATTGTGTTATACCTTTAGGCATATAAAATGTTTTTCCAAAAAACTTAATTGCTTCATTTGTTCCATCACCTACAAAGTTAGCCGCTTCAGCCGTACTGTATAGTGGATAGTATCCGTCTATTGCATATGGGCCAATTTCTTCTGTGCTGTTCTCATAAGTTGAGAAGTTACTTTGTGTTGCTGGTGCAGGACGTAAATTGTCTGCTGTTAGTTTATCAACTACATCTATATCCAAAACAGATGCGGTGCTTAAAAATAATTCATCTGAACTACATTTAACTTGGAATAAATCTCCAAATACACCCTGACTGTTTTTAGGTACAATAACAATACTACCAATAGAATTTCCTACTTGTTGGTGTATGTAACTGCTTAATTCTGTAAAGTAAAAAGTATCTCCAAAGTCCCAGTTGTTAATATTAAAATACCTATTAACAGCCGCAATCACTTTGGTTTTGATTTCATTATCACTAATACTTGTACCTGGTAATCTTACAACTTTAAATCTTGCTTGTAAACTTTGTTGTGCGTCATTACCAAATAGTAATTTAAACTTACCACTCTTAAACAAGAGTTGGTCACTTGCAGATTTATATTCTTGCAAGTTTTCAAATTCTGCTTCTAATTCAGAACTACTAGGTGCTATAGGGAAAGTTGTACCCGGTACATTTAAGTATGATTTAATTTTATCATAATATGTATCTGTTAAAATAAAGAACTCATGCACATTACTAATACTAGGATCAATTCTCATGCTGTTATCAGCAACGTGTTGCCATTTAAAAATAACACCGTCTTGTGCTGATGCTTGAGTATTCTGTGTAAAACTTCTTCCTTCTTTTGCTCTATGTCTTGAACTTTCGTAGTGCTTAACTACATTTAAGTTTGTACTACTATAAGTCATTAAATAAACTTTATTAGTATCTTGTGCATAGACTTTTTTGTTATGTAACTTTCCATTTGTATTATCAAATGTATTAATAATACTTGCAGTCTTAACTAAAAAATATTCATAGTCTGCTATTTCATATACAGTACCTGTATCTGAACTTGCTACACCTGTAGAATTACCTGCTATCTTAGTGTATAAACTTCCGTTAAAGTTTACACCATCTTCTCTTCTTAAATCTAATATACCTGCTTTTACAGGTTTGCTATATGTATATCCATCAAAACTTTCAAAGTCTTCGTATAAAACAAGATTTTTCTTATTCACAAAGTCTTTAAACTGAATAGGATTATCAGGACTATCATCGCCTGTACTGTTTTGAGGAGTAACTAAAACTTTTCTAGGATCTGTATATCCATCACTTGATACAAAGTTTCCAACTGCACTCCACTTGATTGGTTTTTCTAATCTTGTTTTGTCATTTAGATATGTTACAGTAAGTCTATCTTTACTGCTTAATCCTGTTCTATCCTTACCAAAAAACTTTTTGTTATTGTAATTTCCAATTATAAGATTACCTGTTTGTGTGGTAACGTTTGCATTTGCTAAACTAACATGTTGTGCATATCCTACGTTTGCTGTGTCATAAGATACAGCATTAAATGAAAATGCTACATTACCATTACCTGTTGTGGATAAAATGTTATATCCAAACGTAGTATTACTGAAAGGAATATTAATGTTACCTGGTAATTGACTGATAACACCTGAATTATTTGCTATAACAACATTAGTATTTGAAACATCACTAGTATCAAATGTTGTTCCTAATTCTAATACTACATCATTTACAAATGCATTTTCAGTTCTATCACCTTCTCTAAACAATCCAAAATTGGATTGTAGTTTAACTTCTACGTCATCGTAACCTGCATCTCTGTTTCTTAAAGGTATATCACTAAATGTTCTACCTAATTCTACAGAGTACCATGCATCACCTACGCCATCTGGGGTGGCACTCGAGTCTATCCACTCAAAGTTTTCTTCTAAAATTGGTTTGTTATTTAAAGTTGTTAATTCAACTGTGTCATATTTTGCTAATCCTGTACCACTATCTATAATTCTATTTGAAGAAACATCATAAAATCTTACGTCTTCAAAACTCTCAAATACATATTCTGTTCCTCTTGTTGTTACATTGTATCTGTAACTTAATGTATCTATACTTTCATATGAGAATTTTAAGAGCCAACTTTTATCTCTTCCGTTACCTGATGTATCTTCAGCATTACCTATATCAAAATCTGTGCCTGCATTTAAGTTACTGTTTTGAATAACATAAAAATAGTTACTGCTTGGGTTATAACCTAAACCAAATGTTTTTTTAGTTTCTAATGCATTCTTAATTGCAGTTTTCTCACTATCGAAAAATGTTTTTCTCAAAGTTGTAATAAGTTCTATACCTTCCCAATTCTCAGGTATTGCTTCACTTAATGTTACTGGCCCTACATTTGTTGTAAGATTGCCACCACGTCTTCCGTTGTCAACTATAGTTTTAATCTTTGCCCAAATATATTCTGACCTTTTTTGTGGGTTTACAAATTTAATCATATGCCCGGGTTGTATTAATTGCAAATTAGGATTTGCAATATTAACATCTGCAACTGTTCCATTTTGTGTAAATGTTTCAGTCATGTACCCTGTTATACTAGATGAAGTTCTAGGCAATGTATGCCAAACTATATTATAGTTTTCTAAATTAAATTTATTAGGTTGTCTTGCAATCCAACTATCTCTAAATGTGCTGTATGCAAAATCATTTAGTTTTAAATTTTTTAATATAAGTTGTACTGTCCTATTAATTTGTTCTGTAGCAGTATTGTTTACGTCTATTATAAAATTACTGCTTGTAAATACGTTATCTAAATATAATGCACCATCTTCAGCAATTACATCTGTAGTTTGAAACGTACTTGTAGGGTCAGTGATATCAATGTATCTACTATGACCTGCATGTGTTCTATTAGTAACTTTTAGTTTAGCAATATTGGTATTCTTTGCTAAAGGCAATGTTTGATAATCTTGGTTTGTAATCATTCTATCTTGTGCATAGTATGATTGTGGTGCTCGTTCTTTAATACCTGCTACTGTTTCTTCAGGCAAACTATTATTAACTGTATTCTGTAATTGTGCAGTAAGTGTTAGTACATATTGTACTCCTTTAGAATTTAAGTAAGGTATTCTAATTGCTGTTGTTCCTACATCATCTGGTGACATTGTAAATCTTTCATTGTCACTCTTTCTGTAATACATTCTGTAGTCGCCAACTGGTACACTTGCAAAGTTACCATCTGCAAATTCTAATTTTACGCCACCAGTACCTAAATTAGATACTGCATATAATAATGGAGTATTTTTTGCTTTAACATTATATTGTAATGTTTGTCCAACTGTATTAGGAATTTTTTCCCATTTATTTACAACTGTCTTCAAACTGTTAAGTTGTTGGAACCAAACGTCTGTTTCGTTTATACCTGCTACACCAACTTCTTCTGTTCTATTTTCAACAGGTACACTGAAATCAAAATCTCTTTGTTCCATAACACCTTGTTTGAACATCATAAAGAAGCCATTGTTTTTACTGGACATACCTAGTCCATCGTTTCTATAAATTAATCCAAAGTTATTAACTGGGTCCGGATGTTTTTCATAAAAGAATTTATTATCTGTAAAATCTGAGTTTACAAATTCAAAACTTCTTTTCTGCCCGTTAATATTTGAATCAAATCCAAATACTAAAGGAGCAGTTGTGGGTGTATTAACTTCGTATAAGTCTGTTACAATATCACCTAATGTTCCTGTCTTTACGGGTTTACTAAATCTGTTTACTTGACCAAAGGCACTATTCATTATTGTTATGAATTGTTCATAACTGTCTGGATTGTTTGAATCATTCCATGTAACTGTTCTATTATTGATTTGATTGCCTAGGCTGTCTGTTAATGGTTCAGTTGTAGATATACTTACAACTTTCATTAATCCACTTGCAGGAACATTTCTTTTAGGATTGTATCCTAACATTCTTGCTAGTTTAAATACTGAATCTCTTCTTTCAGCAGTTTCTAAAAAGTTTTCTCTGGTATTAACATCCATTCTAAATGCAATACTTTGTCCAAGGTATGCTAGTAATTCTATAATAGCAATAAACTCTGAACTTTCAATATAGTCGTTGAAGTTTTCAGGGAAATTTGTTTTTATGTACTCAACCATAGCACTTCGAATTGTATCGAAGTCGTATGCTTGTAAATCTACTTGCGTATAAGCCTGATAGGCTACGTCCCAATCTTCTGCCGCAAATAAATTGTTTTGTCTACTATTAACTGCCATATTATAACTCTACGTCTTGGCGAGCATATTCTACATATAATTCATCTTCGCCTAGTCTCGGCAAAATTCTAAGTTGTACAGCACACCTTATTGTGTGGTCTAAGACATCTGTTTTCACAGTTTGTAATTCAACTCTTGGGTCTTTATTAACAATTCTGATTACATCATCCTCAACTTCTCCGACAACATATTCATCCAATGGATTCATAAGCAAGTCAAAAATTCTTGTACCAAACTTTGGACGCATTACACGTTCTCCTTGTCTGGTGTTGAGTTCATTCAGTAAATCAGTTTTAACAAGTTCAGCATCTGTTAATGTGTAAGGTGCTCGAATCTTGTTCACTGTACTAAAGCCTTTGTAAATGTTTGCCATACCAATATTTATCTGATACCATTAAAACTAGTTTTAATACACCAATTTTAAGCACATTACTGTCAACGTGTTATAAGTAACAATGGAGACGATAATCATTATCGTTATTTTTTGAACCTTTACAAGGATGGCAGATGAAAAACGTATTAGAACGTTTCGACAAAGTTGTTGATTTAGCATTTAAAGTCAACAAAAAAATTTACGACAATAATTATGAGGAATCGAGTGGGTATGGACCTAGGTTCCGCAAAATGTTGCACAAAAACGGCAACAGAATTCATTCACTAGGCATATTTGATTACCATACAAAAAAATATGTATTATTTGAGATGGTTAATATGGTAGGGCAAAAAAATAAAGTGCCAGCAGAATTTAATCTCATGGAGCAGTTAATACGGGATGGCGAACCAAACTAATGTTGTTTTCATCCATGGTAGTGGACAAAGTAAATTAAGTTTTAATTTTTTAGAAATTTTTTTACCGGAACATAATCTTTTAAATTTAGAATATAATGTTCAAGAAGATCCAGAAGTCATAGTTAAACGATTCAAATTTTTAATTGACCAACATCTTGGAGACAATCCGTTTTCCATTATTGCACATAGTTATGGCTGTGTTTTATCTGCAAGACTATTAGACTTGTATAAAAATATTGACCACTTGTTTGCATTGAGTTCACCGTGGGGTGGTAGTAGAACAGCAAAGTGGTTAGCAATGGTATTTAGAACTAGCAATCTTTTTGCAACAATGAATCCAGGAAGTGAGTTTTTGACATCCATTGCTAATGGTAAAAGCGAAATTCCGATAACTAATATAGTAACAGCAGGAACAGGCAGTGGTAATGCACTTGCAGGATTAGGTTCAGCACCCAACGATGGACTGCTTACAATAGAGACACAAAAGAAGGTTCCTGTAGGTTTTGTAAATACAAAAAATATAACGGTTGACTTATCCCACAATGAAGTGTTATTATCTATGGAAATAGTCGAGATTATAAAGGAAAGAGTTTTTAATGAAAACCAAAACTAAAGAGTCAGAATATAATACATTAAATGATACTGCTGAAGAGCAATTAAGACGTATGCTTGTTGATAAAAACAATGAGTGTAATGCATTAAGAGATACTATCAAACTATTGGAAAAAAATATTAAAGATGAGCAAGATATGAAATATCGTGCTTGGGTAAAGATATCTGACTTACAAAAAAATAATCCTACCAGTTAAATAAATTAAATGGTGAGAATAGAGGACCTGATCCTAAGTTACCCATTGGGTTAGGCGGATTGTCGCCGTCATAAAATTTTACATTTTCCCTGCTATCAATTGTTGCTAAACTTACTGGCATTTTTGCAGTATCGTCATAAGGCATAAATCTGTTAGTAGGTCTTCCGTAGCCTTTACTTCTATCATAACTATCCATTTGTATTTGTGCCGCTTTAGGACCCCATCCAACTCCTCTTCCTCCTACGTGATTTGGAGTATAATTATCAGCCATTCCCCATAAGGTGCTTTCATAAGTTCTTCTGTTTGCTAAGTTTTGTTTGTAACCTCTAGAATTACTAGAGTAGTTCATCATTTCAATTGGTACTCTGATATAGTCGCCATTTAATATTGCACTTTTAACACTACTACTCATCCAATTGGATTCACCCATGCTTTCTGCAAACATAACTGTAGCCAAATATTGATTCTTACTCATACCACCCTGTGCTCCACTTAAACTTAATGCTACCCATTTAGATGTATTACCCAATGTGTTTTTTAATAAGTTAGTTGCAACACCTGTTGCCATGTTAGTGCCTAAATTATGTAATATAGTTCCAGTACCTGTTTGGTATGAGCCTTTGGAACCCATTACTCTTGATAGTCCTGCATTTGTTAAGTCTTGTGACATACCACCCTTTATCATAGAAGTCGCATCCGATATACTGATACTAGTTCCGGGCAATGCTCCACTAGATTTAGGATTAAAAATATTGCCTCCACCAAAGACAGAAACACCTGCATCTGCTTCTTCCGGACTTAACTTATGTCCCATACCTACCATTTTAACACCGTTGTCTAATTCTTTTGGCATAGGAGTATTGCTAACTGCTGAACTTATTGTACCAGCACCTACAACTGCACTTTCAGTTTTAAAGAAACTCTCGCCTTGTTTACTAGGATCAGTCATTGCTGACATTTGGTCTGATGGTTCATAATTAGGAACACTATTAGGCCCTACTTTAATTCCTTGTGCTTTTATGTCATCGCCAGGTACACCATCGTAACCAGTACCAACTTGCATTTGTCCATTTGCATCTGTGTAATTAGCAGGTGCTGTGTCTGTTGGGTTTGTTGCATTAGTTGGATTGTTGTCTGTTGCCCGTCCGTCTTTTTTGACATCAGCAGGGTCTCCTGCAGGTCCACCTCCGTGTCCTATCCAAGGTTCTAAGGTTGTAACTGTTTCTAATATAGAATTAATATTACCGTTTATAGGTTCAGGCCTGTCGCCGTCCGTAGGTAATGGATTAGTATCTTTACTAACATCACCTTCTGTATAATCGAATTCAGGTTTTTCTTGCGATACATCTATGTGTGCAATTGGTGTTATCTTTTCAACTGTTTCTGCTTGAGTGGCATCAGATGCCGTACCGCCATCATTTAAATGAACTGTTGATCCTAGTACATTGTTTCTACCACCTGCTTGACTTGTAATTTCTGCACCACTCTTTATGTGCATATTAGATGCTGATGTTAAAAGTATTTCTTCTCCAGCATTACTATGAATTGATTGTTCTGCAAAATTAAAAATTTGTCCTGGTGTAGTATGATGTATTGAGGAGCCTTCTCCTCTAGCATATACTTTATATCTATTAACTGTATAATTTTCTATACTATTACCTGATTGTATTTTTATATCGCCATATGGTCCTGAACTTCCGTCAGGTCCTTCTCCTTCTTCAAGCACACCTGCACTGATATTAACTTCTGTGCCACCTTCTAAATTTAAGGCTCTGTCTGCTCTTATGTTTACATCTTCTTTTGCTCTGATGTTTAAATTTTTATTTCCATATACATTAATACTACCGGATTCGTCTAATTCAACCCAAGCAGTACCATCTCTATTAATAATGTATATTAAACCATTTGTATCGTCCATTAATATTTGATTGCCTAATGCTGTACGCAATCTAATGTGACGTTGATCCATATTGTCATCCATTACAAATGAATGACCACCTCTTCTGTTTACACCATCTACTTTGCCTGTGTTTAAGTTTCTATTATCTGGCCCTGGTGTTAATATACCAAATACTTGTGAAGGACTTTCTCTTCTTGCACTGGACGTTGTTATACCTCTAATTGGGTCTTTAATCAGTCCTTGGTTTAAAATTGTTTCTGTTACTATATTGTTTAAAGGTCTTTTTGCTTTATTACCGTGGTCTAAATCTTCATCAAGTTTATTTTTTTCTGCTACAGGCAAATTCAAATTTGTACCGTAAGTACTACCAGCGGCATTTCCTGGAACCATGTATTGCATTTGATCCGGGAACATACATCCTATAATAACTGGCATTTTCTTTTTACCATCTGCAAAAGTCATTAACACAAAGTTACCTGGGTCAGGTGGAACCATCCACATGCCATAAGTTTTCATTGTGTCTTGATAGTCTGCTACGTTCTCGCCTATTTTTGCTGAGGGTGTAGTACCTGCAAAAGGACTGCTCCAAAAACAATTAAAATATCCTGCAGGGTCGTCTCTGTCTTTGCTTAACATCGGAACATATACTGTTATACGTCCGCTGTGCGTTGCGTCTTTGGGTCTTACAATAACTTCTCCCATGTAAACGCCAAAGTCTAACTCAGCACCTTCACGCATTTTATCACGTGGGTTCTTTTTACTTCTTCTAAAATCGTTTGGTTTATATGCCACTAGAATCCGCCTCCAGGTTCACTGTCTTGTGTTGTGTCTGTTCGAAGACTCCTTCCAAATTCAAAAGTAGTTGTTTTTCTAGTAACTACTTTTGTGATACCATCAGGTCCTACTGTAGTTGTAGTTGTTGAACCATCTGCGTTTTGGACTGTAGTGCTATCAGGTTTATTGCTAGTATCTCTCGCAACCTGACCACTCTCTGTCTTAACACTTGTATTCTCTTCATTAATTTTTGCTTCTTCTAGTGCTTTTCTTTCTGCTTCAGCCTCTCTTTTTGCTAATGCGGCTTCTTTTCCACCTTCTTTTGAGATGTCTTCCATTAAATGCGATAAACTTAATCCTGTTTGTTTATGTCCTGCTACATCACATGTAAACATGCCACCATTGAACACAGCACTAACTCTTGATATCATATACACTCCACTTATAAAAAATGATGTTCCTGCTTTATCCATATATCCTGAATTGTTATCTTCATCATCTATGTCAGGGTCTCTTACTCTTGGAGTTTGCATGGTAAACAAAAAGTAGTTATCATCAAAATCATAAGCCAACCCTTCAGGTTTGGACCTAACTGCTTTGTCTTTAGAACTAGTAATACTTTTGCCTGCTCTTGCGTCTTCGTATGTTGTTGGCTCTCCTAGATACCATGGATCGCCTTTAAGTCCTATATCCATACTAACTAATATAGCCGCATCTTGTACATTATTATACATGTAGCCAAATAACGTACCACTTGATGTTCCATCATTTGTTGAAGAACCATCGTTTACAATACTTTTACTACTTTCTGTTTTTACTATAGGATCAGTTGCTTCTTCTGAAGGAACTTTGTTTGCGGCTTGTCTTAATTGTGTTAATGTTTGGTTTTCACCTATAAAACTTTCTATGCCACCAGCATCTGTTAATATATCTGATGAATATAAAAATCCACTAGGTTCTGGTTTATAAGTTTTTATTCCGCCACCGCTTGTTTCATTGTCACTTTCAGTTGGAGAATTTTTCGATGCATCTTTTCCAACTTTTTTGTCTATAAACCCTAAAGGATCTTTACCATTGTTTGCTAAGTAGACTGCCGTTTTAGCAAATTCACCTGCTAACTTATCGTCATTGTCCATTCTATCTAAATCTTCTTGAGTAGCAACTCCTTTGTCTTTAAGTCTCTGTCTTAAAGCAGGGTCATTTTTTAATGCTTGTTTAACTCCAGAAACATCTACCTGCTTTCCTTCTCTTACTGCTTTTTCTTGTGCGGCTTTTTCGTCCGCACTTAGTTCTGCCGTAGGAGCAGTACTGTTTGGATTTGTAGACATGTCTCCCATTTTACCACCGCCTGGAGCAAGTAATAAAATTTGACCAGCATCGAATTTAATATCTGCATTTAAAATTTGGTCATTTAATCCTGTGTATAGATAATGATATGCCTTGAGTAAGTTTTTACTTTCATTTAGTTCTTTAACACGATTTTTAACATCTTCTTTTGCTGGTTTGGCTTCAACACCCGATGTCATTGTTAATTCATTTGATGTATCGTAAAGCATGGGCTGATATGTTACACGTTGAGCATATTTGTTTCTGCTGGTATCATAATCTAAATATTCCATTTCTGATTCTATCTTGTACCATTTTGTGTATGCCTTCTTCAAATCGTAATTGTCTTCGGTCATATCCGGGTCGTCTAAATTTATTTTTCTATTAACTTTGTCTAAAAACTTTTTGTTCATTACAAGTATCGTTGTAAAGAACTTGTTTATGTCTGTTCCTTCTTTAAAATTAATTCTGTTGTTTTGGAATATTCCAGCATTTACAGATGCACCACCATCTAAACTGTCGGGGTCGTCTTCTAATGCTTTTTCAAAATCTGCTTTAGTTGTAATACCTTGTGATTCTGCATTCATTAATCTGTTTACTTGTTCTGCGGCTTTTTGACTAGCAGTATCATAAACTATTGTTTCATCTCCCAATTCTTCTATTAATTGGTCAATATCAAATTCTATTACGTCTTGTACGTCATTGTCTGTTAAGTTTTCTTCTTTAAATCTTTTAATATTGGCTTGCAGTTCATCGACTAATTCTGTAATTGTGGAACCACTTACTGACGTGTCCATTGGTATTCTAAAGTAATTGTCAACAGTTGCGTTACTAGTGCCAACAGTACACATTACTTCGTACTCACTGCCTTTGTCATCTATTGCAATACTAATTTTTGCTAGTTTAAGTTGATATATAAATGGCCCGCAAATATGTATTGGTTCACCTTTTCCATCTTCTTCTTCCATAGAAGCCGCATAACCTTTAAAGTTTATTTCTAAAAACATTGGCACATCAGCATACATTCCTGCTTCAATTCCTAAATGTACTTTAGCGGCTTGTATTTGGTCTAGTAAATCTGCGGCTCCAGGTTGTATAAGTGAAAAGTTAGCCGCTGTGGCAAAATGATTTCCTTTGTCTTTAACAAAGTCTAATGTAAGTCCATCCATCTGCACACCAGTTACACCTGTTTGTGCAATAACAACTGTTTCTTCTGGTTTAGCCGCCAAGGCACCATTAACATAACCACCGCCACCGGAAGTTCTGTCTTTAATCATGTATAATTTGAGATTATAAGATGTATTTACGGCTTCATCTAAAACATTACCAAAAACAGTATTTAGAAATCTATCTTCCTGTTTAGGTGCTGATTGACTTTTGTCGTCTGCTTTTTCGTTTGATTGTGCCATTTTTAACCAATTATTCGTTGTATAGTTTCACCGCTAGGAAGATATATTGTTACACCTGCTTTAAAATCTTCTATTGGATCTATAATAAGATCCGGATTCCTCATAGCAAAGAGCCACCACAACCTAACTGTGCCATATAATTTATCTGCAAGTAAATCAGGTCGTCCTTCATATTGATGTTCTATTTCGTATAATTGGTCACCTCGGCTTTTAGGAACACTTGGTAGTTGATTGATATCGAGATATAATCCTTTTACAGGAGCACGTCTTAAAAAACTGTCTTTGCTGTGAAAACTTGCCATTAAATAAATCCCTTAGTATAATCTTTACCACTTGAAAAAGCACCCAGGTCAAAGTTTTTTCTGAGTTTCTTGTATGTGTACTGAGGCGCCATTTCAATCATTATATCTGTTTCTGTTGGCATGTATGTAGTCTTACCATTATAAACAACAGGTATGTAATCTACGCCATCTGGTAATTGCATGTTGTAACTTCTAATAATAACAGGAACTTTGTTAAATCCATATTCTCCTAAATATTCAAATATCAATACTGGAGGTGGTGTTCCAAATCTGTCGTTTTGTACTGCACTATCTCCATAAAAGCCTTTTGTTACTGTTCTTAAGAAATGAAATACTGCTAATAAGTATTGTGCCTCTTCTGTTGTGTTTGCAGTCCAGGCTCCTTGTACAGGTAGCACTGGTGGTCTGCTATTAATATATGTGTAGAATGGATAATTTGTTCCATGGAATGTTGCTTCATTGTATTCAACACTTGCTTGTAAGAAAATGTTTGGTGTATATGGAAACACAATACCGCCTCTTTCTTTTAAAGGCTTTAGAATACTGTTTGCTGGGTCGCCCCCGTCTGTAGCATTCATACCATATGCAGTATCTTCGCCACCTTTTTTGGGTCTGATTCTTGCTCGCCAGTCCATTTGTTTAACTTGCCCATTGGCTCGTCCAGCACTTTTAACATTGCTGTTTGTTTTGGTGCCACTTTCACCATACTCGTCAATAAGTGCTTGAGTTTTAGGCTTGATATACCCTTGCTCTTGTGCGGCAATCCCTCTTGGTGAGCCCAGTCCTTCTTGATTTATTTCTTCTGACATTTTTATCAAATCTCCATCTATACGACTATTTATCTGGATAAATAAAAACATACTTTAATTTTTTATTAAAGGTTACCAGAATTTTATTTTGGAGTTGACTTTATACAGGATATGTGTATAATACAACAATATAAACGAACTATAGTTTTGAGGAGATTAAATGACACAACCTAAGAAGGTGAATTATCTTAATAACAAAGATATTCTAAAACAAATACATTACAGTAAGATGTCATACTGTTATATGCAGGATGACAAATATTCAGAAGTAGATTTAATTGTTGAATCAGTAAAAAAGATAAACAAGTCTGCTATCAAACAAGCACAAATTAATAAAGCGGCTAAGTTAAGCACGTTAGCATACCAACAAGCAGTTGCAAAAGGCGATTGGACTAAGAAGCCTAAACAAAAAGAGTTCACTGTTGATCCTAAAACAATGGCAGTAGATGAACTAGTGTTTAGGGTTACTACTTATGACCATATTCCAGATGAGCCAGGTAGAAAGAAAACAACAAAAACTATTGCTGACACAAAAGCGAAAGTAAACTTTCCACCATTTAAGCATTACATTTTAGATAGTGCTGGAATTAATCCTAGAGAAGTTGTTAGAAGTCATTGGGTAGGTGGACTACACAATGGACATTTTTCAGTTGACCATGGCAGGATTTCAAATGAACTAGGAAAAATGTTTATGAAACTTGTTGAACGTTATAGTCAAAGAGGTAACTGGAGAGGTTACACTTATGTTGATGAAATGCGTGGACAAGCACTAGTGCAATTGGCACAAATTGGTTTACAGTTCAATGAAGCAAAATCAGATAATCCTTTTGCTTATTATACTGCAACTGTAAACAATAGTTTTACAAGGGTATTGAATTTAGAAAAACGTAACCAAACAATCAGAGATGATATTTTAATTGAGCAAGGTCACTTGCCAAGTTACGGAAGACAAATTCAGCACGAAAATCAAATGCGTGAACTTCGTGCTAATGCAGAAAACGAAGTTGATACAACACCTAGTAGTGAATAATATATGGCAAACCTCTTTGAGAGAGCCGCATGTTTCACCGATATACATTACGGCTTAAAACAAAACAGTAGACAACATTTAAAAGATTGTCACGATTACGTTAATTGGTTCATAGCAGAAGCCAAGGCAAGAGATTGTGAGACCTGTTTCTTTTTAGGTGATTGGCATCATCATAGAGCAAGTATTAATATTGCAACTATGAATGCTACTATACGAGATTTAAAATTAATAAACGAGTCGTTTGAAACAGTTTATTTTATAACTGGTAATCATGATTTATATTATAGAGAAAAACGTGACCTTAACAGTATTGAGTTTGCTAGAGATTTAGAAAACTTTGTTATGGTAGATGAACACTTTTGTAAAGATGGTGTTGCTATCATACCTTGGCTTGTTGGAGATGAACACAAAAGTCTTAACAAGTTAGATTGCAAATATATGTTTGGTCATTTTGAGTTGCCTTACTTTAAAATGAATGCGATGGTAGAAATGCCAGACCATGGTGGCATAACGGCACAACATTTATCAAATCCTGAATATGTGTTTAGTGGACATTTCCACAAAAGACAATATAAAGGCAACATACATTACATTGGTAATGCTTTCCCACACAATTATGCAGACGTTAGTGATAATGAAAGAGGTGCTATGTTTTTAACATGGGACGAAGAGCCTATGTATGTTAATTGGGATAAATGTCCAAAATATATAATGATGGGATTACGACAGTTATTGGAAGACCCAGGCAAATATTTAGATGAAACTACCCATGCTAGAATAAAATTAGATGTTGGTATTAGTTACGAAGAGGCAAACTTTATTAGAGAAACTTTTGCTGAGCAATATCAAGTTAGAGAACTACAACTTATCCCAATTAAAGAAGAAGATGAGATTTACGAAGGTACTGAAATAGAATTTGAAAGTGTTGACCAAATAGTAATATCGCAGTTAGATACAATAGAAAGTCCGACTGTTGAAAAAGAAAAATTGATTGAAATTTATAGAGACATTGTAATATAATGCTTAAGATAAAAAATGTAACTGCAAAAAACTTTATGAGTGTTGGTAATAATACTCAGGCTGTGGGTTTTGATACAGACTCACTTACACTTGTATTAGGACACAATTTAGACTTAGGCGGAGATGGTAGTAGAAACGGTACAGGTAAGACTACTATTATTAATGCATTAAGTTTTGCATTGTATGGTGAAGCATTAACTAATATTCGTAAAGATAATCTCATAAACAAAACCAACGGCAAAGGTATGATGACTACTGTTGATTTTGAAATCAGCGGAACTGAGTACAGAATAGAAAGAGGAAGACGTCCTAATGTATTAAAGTTTTATATTGATGGTGTAGAGCCAGGCGATAATGAACAACAAGGTGACAGCCGAGAAACACAAAAAGAAATAGAAAAGATTATTGGTTTCCCGCATAATATGTTTAAGCATTTAATTGCTCTTAACACATACACTGAACCTTTCTTAAGTATGAAAACAAATGACCAACGAGATATGATTGAGCAGTTGTTGGGCATAACAGAAATAAGTCAAAAAGCAGATGTACTAAAAGAACTTCTAAAAAATACTAGGGATAGCATTAAAGAAGAAGAACTAAGAATTAAAGCAGTTAAAAGTGCAAACAGTAGAGTAGAAAAAAATGTTGCTGACATTGAGCTCAAAGCAAAAGCATGGGCCAATCAACATAATCAAAAGATAAACGAATTACAAAGTTCGCTAGACACACTACAAGAAACAGACATAACTATGGAACTTGATAACCATAGAAAAACTGCAGACATAACTCAGCAATATCAGAAAGTACAAGGGTTAGAAAACGAGTTAAGTATTTTAACCACTAGCAGTGGTAGAAGTGAAAAGACAATACAAACTTTAGAAGCAAATTTAGTAAAAGCAGACGAAGGTGTGTGCCCAGCATGTGGACAAGAAACTGCACACTTAGATACACATGAAGTATATACAAAAGAATTAATTGAAGACAAAGAAAAAGAACAAAAACACTTAGATGAAGTTACGTTAAAAATAGATGGTTTACAAGAACAGATAGCAGAGTTTGGTGAGTTACCTGAAACTCCTATAACTTTTTATTCTTCTATGGAAGATGCATTAGGACACATGCATAATGTTGAAACTTTAACAACACAAATTGGTGAAAAAAGCAAAGAAGAAAATCCTTACACTGAACAAGTTGTCCAACTTAAAGATACTGGAATAGAAGATATAAATTACGACTTGATTAATGACTTAACATATTTAAAAGAGCACCAAGAGTTCTTGTATAAGTTATTAACAAGCAAAGACAGTTTTATAAGAAAGAAAATTATTGACCAAAACTTACAATACTTAAATTATAGATTAAGTCATTACTTAGACAAATTAGGACTACCGCATGATGTTAAATTTAATAGCGACTTGTCTGTAGACATTACAGAATATGGTAGAGACTTAGACTTTGATAATCTAAGTAGGGGTGAAAGAAACAGATTGATACTTGGTATGAGTTGGGCTTTTAGAGATATATTTGAAAGTCTTAATCAGCCAATGAATCTAATGTGCATAGATGAACTTGTAGATAGTGGCATGGATACAACTGGTGTAGAAAATGCTCTAGCAGTTCTCAAGAAGATGGGTCGAGAATCAAATAAAAATGTTTTCCTTATTTCACATAAAGAAGAACTACAAGGCAGAGTTAATAGTGTATTGTATGTTGTTAAAGAGGGAGGCTTTACATCGTATTCAAATGATATCGAAATAGTAGACGCAGATTCAGATGTATATAGATTTAAAGTTAAAACATGATTTTAGACTTACACTTTGGTAAAAACAAAGAGTTTACATTATCATATAAACTATACAACAATCCAGAAAGTAAGCAGTTATTCAAACGATTACAAACACAAAAGAATGAGTTAGTAAGTAGAACTGAATTTTATAACTTTGGCGAAACCATTGAAGATGTAGATGCAAAGATAAATTCTGTCATCACAAAACTTGTAGATTTAAAAGTTATAGAAAGCAGTAATGACCTTAACAAATTACATGAAGACTTTGCACGTTATGAAAGTATGTACCCTAATACAGAAAAGCAACGACTTCTTTGGGACCTAAATATTCATATACACCATAAAGAAGACTTGCTCAAAGCGGCAGGAGAAAAACGAATTAACCTAGCATGTAACGATGACGGCGAACCGTTGTTAGACGACGCCTACGAACGTTTTACAATACAAAAAGACTATGGTGTATTATATATGGGCTATCCACATGTTGGCAAACATCTCATTGAATTATTTTTAGATAATGACATTGACATACCTGCAGAACAAATAATACCAACAAACTTACTAGCAAACTATCTAGTCTGCTATTTAGGAGAAGGTAGATATCAACAACGAATAGATGTTGATGTGTTTATGTTAGACTTATTAAACTTTTACAGAAAGATAGAAAATAAAATGCCATACAAGTGGGGAGATAAAAGATTGGCAATAGGCAGTTTGCCTTTAGGAGAATTATTGGATAAGAATGTGGACATATCTCCGTTGAATGAAAATAAATACGTTCACAGTTGGACATGTAGATGAGTGCAGATTGGACATATGAAGGAGAAAAGATAGATGCTATCCCGGATCAGTATGAAGGGTTTGTTTATATTATCACGAATACCACCAATGGCAAAAAGTACATTGGGAAAAAACTTGCAAAATTCAAAACAACAAAGCCGCCACTTAAAGGAAGAAAAAATAAAAGACGTGGCAAAAAAGAAAGCGATTGGAGAACCTACTGGGGAAGTTCTGACCTACTCCAAGAAGATGTTGAAAAACTCGGTGAAGACCAATTCACCCGAGAAATCATTCACTTCTGTGAATCTAGAGGTGTAATGAGTTACTTAGAAGCAAAGGAACAGTTTGATAGAGAAGTTCTTTTGAGAGATGATTACTACAATGGAATCATCAATTGTCGTATAGGTGGATCAGAAATTTTACGTGAATCCATGAAAGGTAGATAACTATCTATTGAGTAACACAATAGACACCAAGTCAAACTAACATAGGCAAACATAAGGCATCACACCGCCCAACCGAGGCTGATGAAATCGGTATCCTTGAGGTTCCATACGGCGCCAGATTCTGGATTGTGATAGGCAAGATACAAACAACTTTATGGTATTAAAAGAATTTAGGCTCTGAGAAAAAGCAACCTATAAGTCTAGTATAATGAATTCCTCCAGTTATACAGACTCCCGTGAGATTCGAGACGGTAGTGTAAAGGGGCAAAAAGCTCACTGGCTCCTAATAGCACCCGAGATGGAAATGATGAAGCATCACATGATGGCAAATCATTGTTCTCCTTGCATAAGGAGAATTATGACTTCAACATACATGATAGCAGTTTAAAAAATGTTTTCAACAAGTAATGAAATGAATGAAATGAATGAATTCCGCAGTTGAAAAAGGTACGAAGTACCTAATAAATGTATTATAATATAACACTATTCTTAAAACCCTTATAAAACAAGCATCTAAAACATAAAATAATTACCATTTTTCTTGGTAAAAAACTTGACATTGACTCCAAAAGACGTATAATAGTATGTATATTAACAAAACAAGGTAGGAGTTGTAATATGTTTAAAGTTTTTCAAATCAAGTTAGCAGATGAAGTTACTGACTATGTAAACAGTAATGAACGTGGTCATGCTGGCGGCGAAGAAAAATATCCCATATATGAAACATATATGAGGCTTAATCACAGTCTACGTGATGAAAGTAAGTTTAATGATACTGATTTCCAACATTTCACTAATGTGTGTAATGTTAGTCGCGACGCAGGACTAGTTGATGGTGACGGTCAAAGTTGGCAGGTACGTGATTTAGAGGATGTTTTCGCAGTACTAAATGGTCGTTACTTCGACGAAGATACTGGCAAGGACATTGTACACGAAACACATGTTAGTGGATACAAAATGAAAACTATCACTCGTAAGGACGGCGAAGTTGTTACTTACAGAGATATGCGTAGTTTAAGTGTTGGTGACTTAGTAGAAGATACTCATAACGGTACATTCCATATTGTCGCTAGTTTTGGTTTTTTAGATGTTACTAACAAAGTAAAAAACTATGTTGAGCAATCAATGGAGGTGGCGTAATATGTGTGGTGGTTACACTGGCGAGTATGACGCAGGTATAGAAGATAACTTTAACAAGCACGGCGGACCTTATGATAGGGGTAGTGCAGACAGTTATTACGGCAGACCTAAAGATCCTCATTACTATCCAAATGGAACATATAATGATCCTAGGATAGTTGAGTTTGATATGACACAAGATGAAATTGATGCATATCACAAAGGCTTTGATGAAAATGAGGCTGATGGTAATTTTAAGGATTATGCATAATGATTGAGATACTTCAAGAAATCACTGACTGGGGAAAGTACAAGGTAAACAATGGAATTTATCATGTAAACTCTGCGGGCAAACTTGTTGCATACCAACCTAGTTCAGAAGAGCCTGTACAAAAGTTAAATGTACCAAGTACGCAATTCAGCAAATCAAGACGTAAGTTTAAAAAAATTGGAGCATACCCAGAACCTAAAAAAGAAAATGTTATTGAAGTAAAAGGTTCGACTGGTAAGATATATTATATAGATACAGACAAACGCACTTGCACTTGTCCTGGCTTCACATATAGAGGAAATTGCAAACATGTTAAAGAGTACTGCTAAAAGATATTTTTACAAAATACTAGACCTACTTATTGTAGGTCTAGTTATATTCGCATTGTCGTCATGTGCTAGTGGCGGTGGTAGTGCTGGGTTAGAACAACCTACACAATTATCATACACACCACCTACTCAAAGTAGTCACTCTAATGACAAACGTCATAGTTTTGAAACATTTACTTCTGAGTATAGTCCAACTGCAACAGGATTTGCAGACCCTATTAATGTTACATATAGTATATTGGATTATACTGTAACAGGATTGCCTACACCAACTGACAAATACTATATTGAAGATTATGGTTTTTTAAATGTGCAAGTTGAAGGCACACATCCTGGTTTTGCTAATGGACAAGAAACTGCAGACCCTGGCCCTTACAATCAATTTACTAGAGTTTTAGAAGCAGACTTAAATGGCGATGAACATATGGACATGTATGTTATATCTTATATTGGCGACTGGAACACTAGAAGTTTTAATCCTGACAGTAAAATTTTTACTTTCTTAAATGATGGCACAGGACACTTTATATTACAAGATGATTCATTTTGCATTATGGGTACAAATTGTAGTCGGAATACTTCTGTGACTAATGCATTAACAGTTGACTTAAATGGTGATGGCATAGATGACTTTTTCGGTGGTCAAACATTACTGTTGAGCAACAACGGAAAGTTAGAAGATAAAAGTTCTACACTTCCTGCTAATGTATTCTTTAATGACGAAGTAGGCGGAAGTATGGGTCCATTTGCACATGATGTTGCAAACGGTGATGCTGATAATGACGGTGACCAAGATATTTTCTTTCCTCTATTTGCTAGAAACTCAGGTACAGATTGGGGCAATGGTCATACTACAAATAATGTTGAACCATGGGTTATGTTAATTAATGATGGCACTGGTAATTTTAGTGAAAATAGAAACTTTCCAATTTATAACAACGAAAACTCTACATGGGCAACCACAGCCACAGTTGCAGACTTTGACGGAGATGGCTTTGGAGATGTTGCAGTTGGATGGCAATATGCCGGTAAGGCACAAAACAATATAGCAAGTAGTCCTACAAATAGTGCTGGTGCAGTATTTTATAACAATGGTAGTAATGATTGGCGAGATGATGTAGTACCTTTGCCAGCAAACTATTATGGTGCTATAGGTGGTGCCATAGATATGGATGCGTTTGATATTGATGGTGACGGCAATATAGATATTATAATGGGTGTTACACCAACAAGCGATGATTCGAATTATTATGTTGGAAACATGATACAAATCTTTAAAAACAATGGTAATAAAACTTGGAGTGATATTACTTCAACTGCAAACCCTAATACAAAATATGCAGACGGTAATCCTGCAGACGCAAGTACATGGAATGGTCAAATGTTTATTACTAAAGTTGACTTTGATAAAGACGGAGACTTGGATATTGTTTCATCAGGTGTAAACAGTTATGTGCTAATAAACAACAATGGTGTATTTGACCTTTATGATAATTTCCCAGGTTTTGATAGTGGACATTTAACTGGATTATTTCCTATAGAAATAGATGGCAAGGATTGGTATGATTTTGTAGGCTCAACTGTAACACAAGAAACACACTCCAGTCATAATACTTTTTGGTTAATGATGGACCCAGTTGATGTGTTAGGTCAAATGGCTGATGAAATAGCACATAAGCCTATGCAGTATGCACAAACAGTTTTTGAAAACAAAAGTATTTTTAATACATTAAAGAACCAAACGTTATTTGATGACAACGTCTTTTACACAGATAATAACTTTGATAGTGTTTTGGGTTATAATAAAAACTTTGGCAATTATGGACTACTTTTTGGTAAAACAGAAGGCGGTGGAGTTGTATTTGTTGACACACAAATTAATAACTATCACATTGGTTTAGGTTTTATGAAAAGTGATATGTATGTTGATAATCCAGGCAAATATTATGGCACAGGTAATGCTAAACTAGATGTAGACACAATTAATTTGTTTGCAGAAAGGTCATTTGCAATACACGATAACTGGTTTTTACAGTCAGGGTTTGCTTTTTATAGCACTACTGTAGACAGTTTTAAAGAGCAAAATAGTAACTTTAATGCAGAAGTAAGTAAGTTTACATTAAACGATATTGAGTCATATACAGACTTTACAGGTAAATTTAACACCTCTAGAGGTACCACTTATGTTTCTTTAGGAGTTAGTACAATCCATAGTTTAAGCAATAGTTCTATACATTTTAATGGTCTTAAAACTGAGTTTAGCAATAACGAAACTGTGGTAAGAGCAAGTCTAAGTCATGTTTATAATAACATTACTGCTTATATAAAAGCAGATACTATAGACGATAATTTGAAATTTGGAATAAGTTTTAGATTATAAACTTTCTGATTTATCACCGCTTTTTAATTTATTATAACGGTTTACTGTTTGAATAAGAGTCTCACGTTCGACAGGCGATAACTGCCATGCTTCTGTGTATGACACGGCTCCCTCACTAAATATAGCCAACTCTGCTACCTGCTTTAGGATTGTTTTTTGGTCTTTGTCGAGTTTACCTAAGTATCCTGATATTTGTTCAGGATCGGCTGACCCTAGGAACCCGTGAAAAAATTTACAGGATCAAAGTTGATTGGTGCAATAAATTCGTTACCACCTTCTACTGGGCACTCTTCATTTTCGCACTTAACCATTACTTCGTTTTTTACTCCTTTGTCGTTAATACCATTAACGAAAGTTTCAATTTCTTTTCCTGTTGTGTTGTCTGTGTTTTCTAAAAATTCTCTTATAACTTGACCATCTGTAATACTTACATTTTGTCCTTCTTCGTCTTGATAAACAATACTTTTGATACTGTCTACTAAAAGTTCAAAGTTTAAGTCTGCAAGTTTCACAAAACTATCATTGAATGCACTTAGACGTTCCATATCGTCTGACATCTCTGAAATGCTTTGCATACTTCTTGTGCTTTGGAAACTGGCAACACCTGCTCTAATTGTACTAAAGTATGTAAAAGGTAAACCTTTAACTAATAGCCCGTTTGTTAGAGTAAGTTCATATTCTGATTCAAGTTCTTCCATGCCTTGTAAAGATGCTTCAACACTGATTGTTATATCTGTAATTGTTTCACATTCTGGACACGTTGCTTGTATTTCAACATCGTCCCCACCACTTGCACCTCTAATAGCAATTAGTAATGCATCAACATCAGCACTAAACATTTTTTTAGGTTGTTTGATGTCTGGTACACATGACTTAATTAAACTTGCTACTGCTTCACCATTTAACAATGCATCTGGGTTTTTAAGCATAAGTTCATCTTTTGTAGTCATTGGAAAAATAGCCAATTCTCCACCTTCTGGAACACTCATTATTTCTGCGTCATAAAATCTTCCACCACTTGGAATAGTCGTGTAAAGTTTAGGTGCTCTAAAATAAGCACTTAACGGATTTTGACTTTGTATTTTCTCTGCCATTTAATCTCCTGTTTAATTGTATGAATTAAAACTGTATTTATTTATCTTAATTAAAACTAGTTATAATAAATCCTGTAAAACTTCATTAAAACTAGTTTTTATAGAATATGATAAATATTGGTATGGCAGTTTCATTTAATATTGAAGGACAAGCATACAGTTTCCCAGACTGGTCAACTGAATCAACATCTAAACAAATGGTGGATATCCTTACGGAGATTGCAAAGGCTAATGGCGTAAGTGGTAAAGCATTAACAGAATTAAAGAAAACTAATCAAGACATGCTTAGAGCCACAACAAAGGCAAATAAGAAAGAAGAAAAGACTGCAGAAGAACACAAGGAACTTACTGAAGAACAAAAGAAAGCAATTGAAAAAGGTTTTAAAGACAATCAAAAAACAATTGAGTCTGAAGGAGCCAAAGAAAGAAAAGCAACTATAGATGCTGGCAAAAAAGGAACTGGTATCGGCAACGGTATAATGAAGTTCGGCAGGCAACTAGAGTCAGATGGTGAAGAACTTTTAGGCTTTGTGGGTAAACTTGGTGATGTTGCATTAGGTGTAGGTACTGCATTAACTGGAATAGTTGGTGGCGGACTTACATTCTTGGCATCTAAGGCATTGGGAGTTGGAGACCAACTTAATATGCTTGCCAAAACTGGTGTAGGTTTTAACAGTAGTTTAGGAGATGCAAATACAAGTGCCACACAGGCAGTAGCAAAATTGGGTGCATTAGGTTTAGGCTTTGACGGAGCCGCACAAATGATTGCCGCAAATTCAAGAGTAGTTGCTACAGCAGGTCTTAAACGATTTGAAAACACAATGAAATTTGCCGCTGATACTTCAGAAGAACTTGGTTTAAGTTTTGAAGACAGCATGGGACAATTTGGTGAAGCATTACAAAGACGTCAAAGAATATTAAATGTTGGTAATATTGACCAAGGCAGATTAAACAAACAAGTTCAAACAACAACAAGATTCCAAATGGCTTATGCTACTGCACTTGGTGAAAGTACAGAAGAAATACAAGCATTTGTGGATGGGTTAATTTCAAACAACGGAATGCTTACTGCAAGTTTCCTAAGATTTGGAGATTCGGTAAGAAGTGATTTAGTTGGTGGTATAGAAGTATTTGCTAGTGGACTTGCGGCACTGGGTGGTTCCGGTGGACAAGCATTAGCAGAAGCATTCACAGAACAAGCAACAATGGGTGCCATTGGATTAAGTGACGCGGCTATTGGTATGGTACAAGCACTACCAAGTTTAGCAGG